GATCTCGTCGCCGTCATTGATGATCTCCATCATGTTCCGGGTGTTATACTTGCCCAGCACGAAAGGCTCCGGATTGCTTTCGGTCGGGAACGGAAAGGTAAACGCTCCGAGAATCTGCGAGTAGTACGCCATGACCGATTCAGTCGAATACCAATAAATATCGGGGCAGAGTATGGAAATCTGCCCCGTTGTCAGCATTTCAAAATTGTTGACCTCGCAGGTCTCGACATAGCCCTCCGCAAATACATCAATGCCTGCCGTAGCGTAGTAGACTTTGACATATCTGCTCGGTTTCACCACCTTGTATAGCTGATGCCTGCGGGCTTCCAGTCCCACGCCCCGCATCTCAAAGTGAATCACCACATTCCGCTTTTCGATAAAGGCGTTGTTCAGGTAGCTGCCGTCCATACCCGCATAGCTGGAGGTGCTTATCGTACCGGTGGGAGGATTTAGTCCCTCCACCCGTGAGGTCATATACCGGTTTGCCGTAGCCGTCATGTTGATCTGGTCGCCGGCTGCATTTTCTAATATAAGGCTGAAAAACATGATATCACCGCCTTGCTTTTTCTATGAAAATAATATATAATAGGGATATGTAAGTACATGGAAAGGACGATGTAAATTGTCTGAATTACTGGATGCTATGCGCTGCTATTTTGCGAAAATCCCGTCACCGTCTTATTACAGATTACTGGCGGGTCACTATGCGTTTCCGAAGAACCCCGATGCCGTGAAACGGGTTTTAAGCGGCGAATATCTGTTCCCGCGTCAAGAACTCCCCGATTTCAACTCATTTGAGCGGGAATTCGGATTCCCACTGCCGGATGTCCTCAAAGAGTTTTTCTCGTACTATCATCCGAATATTGAAGGACGGCATACACAGTGTCCTTTTCCGAACGATATAGATGGTTTCCGAACACACGAAAGCCTCAGTGATGACGACCTCGAAGGTTTCATTGGCAGAATGCGGTTCTGTGTCAAATGGTTTCCGAACTTTTCCAATGGGATGCGCTATATCCCGATCGGATATATTGACGGCTATGTTGATGCAGTGAATGATTTTATTTGGATGGAACGCAGCACAGGACGCATTTTCTTTGAGTGGAACAAGCAATCGGATGGCTCCCTATATGTGGATAACGAAGGACACTGTATAGAGGGCAATATCTATCCGAAACCAATTGCAGAATCCCTTACAGAATTCATAAGAGCATTGGAGCCTTATACTTATAAAAATATGTAAGGGCAGGATTGCTCCCACCCCATCAAACATTCAGCGCATTCCGCGTCTGACGATAGATCTCCAGCCGTGACAGTGATTTCGGACTATTATTGGTCTGATTCACTGTGCGGCTGTTGTCATTATTGTAGTTGTTGATGACCGTTCCTGCGGGAGTGCCGTTCATCATTGCGACGGAGATTCCGTCCATATCAACACTCAACCCGGACTGCATCGTCAGCGTCATGGCATCAGCCACACCGGATACAGCCGCTTCTACATATTTCTTGCTCTTGTCGATGCCCTTTGCCAGCCCCTTCATAAAGTCCGGCATCCACTCCTCCACATCGGTCAGCGCACCCTTTTCAGGCACGGAGAAATGCAGGTATTCCCAGATGGAACGTGCAACATCTGCCACTGTATTGATAAGGCTGCCGAGCATATAGGTGATGCCGTTGATGAGGTTCTGCATGAGGTCACGTCCCCACGACCACGAGCTGTTGACCTTATCCATGACTGCGCTGTACACAGCATTCATGGCGTTGGTGACCGCATCCCGCACACCGCCGAGCCTGTCACCGATGCCGTTTTTGATGCCGTCCCAGATAGACAGCACAGCGTCCTTTACCTGATTCATCGGATTTCTCACGATATCCGGCATCGCATCCCAGACCGCCTGCACCACGGATTTGATCGCATTGACCGCTGTCCGAACTACGCCGGATACAGCTTCCCAAGTAGTCGTCACCACTGACTTGATGTCAAGCTGTCCCGTTTTGATGAGGTTCTTCAGCGCCGCCCATACCGCCGTGACGATTTTCCTGATACCGTCCAGTGCTGAGGAGACAACAGAATATACAGCCTTCCATGTGGTCGTGATGACATTGCGTATATTTTCAAGCGCCGTTTTAATCGTGCTGACGATCATTTTCCAGCCGGAGGTGATACCGCTGCTGATCTGCGACATTGTTGCATCAATCGCAGCATTGGCGTTCGACCAGACCGTTTTCACGGTTTCAAAGACCTGTTCCATGAAGCCCTGCACTGATGTGACTACATTGGACAGGGCGCTCTGAATCACATTGCTGATTTTCTCAGCAAGACCGCCTGCAAAGCCGTTGACTGCATCGCCTACAACATTTGCATTAGCGTTGATACCGTCGGCAAGCCCCTGCATGAAGTCCGGCATCCAGCTCTCGAAATCCGCAAGAGGTCCCTCATCCGGTACAGAGAAGTGCAGGAAGGACTTGATCTTGTTCGCCACGCCCTTGACCGCATCAGCAACCTTGCCGATACAGTTCTTAATGCCGTTGACGATACCGTTGATGATGTCAGCGCCCCACTGGAACGCCTGCGATGCAAGGTTCTTGATGAAGTTCACCGCAGCATTGAAGCTGTTTTCAATAGTGGTTTTTATCGCAGTGATCTTGTTAGATATAGCCGTTTTTATGCTATCCCAAATAGAAGTAACCACAGTTTTAATGGCGTTCAGGATATTGATGATCGTGCTTTTGATGTTATTCCAGATATTTGCGACTGTTGCAAAAATTGTGTTCAGGATACCGCTGACGAATCCGGATATAGCGTTCCACACCGCTGATACTACAACATGAATGGCGTTCAGCGTATTGGTGATGTGATTTTTGATGCTTTCCCAAATAGAAGAAATCACAGACCAGATAGCGTTGAGGATTCCCGAAATAAAGCCGGAGATTGCGTTCCATACAGTTTCAATCACACTCTTGGTAGTGTCAAGCACAGTGGAAATCGTTGTACAGATCGCATTCCAGATCGTCTCGAAAAATGTCCTAATAGCTTCAAGAATGACAGTAACAATCGTTGTAATGGTCTCCCATGTGACCGTGATCTTTTCGTGAATCCAGTCCATCACACGGCTGATAATTACATGAATTGCCTCGAAAATCGTTTCAAACAGATACTTGAAAGCGTCCAGCAACGGAGAAATGAAGTCGTAAATGGTCTGCCATACAGTCGTAATCACAGACCAGATAGCATTCAGCACCGTGCTGATCGCTGTATGAATCGCATTCCAGACAACAGTAATAACCGTCTTGATCAGGTTGATCTTTTCAGCGACGGAGTTATAAATCGCCGTCCAGATACCGACAAAAAAGTTCTTGATACCCGTCCAGATAGTTGTGAAAAAGTTCTTGATCGCGTTGAGGACGGAGCTAACAAAACTCTTGATCCCGTTCCAGATATTAACGAAAAAGTTCTTGATACTCGTCCAGACGCCTACCCAGAAGTCCTTTACTTCACCAAGATCGGTGCCGAAAATACCGCAGATCATATTCAGCGTATTTTTCAGCGTATCCTTGATGAAATTCCATACAGCAGCAAAGATGCCCTTGATACCGTCCCACACTCGGCTCCAATCGCCGGTAAAGATGCCGACGAAAATATCCAGAATACTCAGGATAATGTCTGTCACGGCTTTGAAGGTATTTGCAATCTGCTGGAACTGCCCCTCAAAGACCGGTTTCAGGAACTTGCAGAGTCCGTCCCATACAGCCTTGATGACCTCGGTGATATTTTTGAAGTCAAACCCCAGCGCATTAATGCGGTCAACGATGCCCTGACAGAAGCCGGAAAAGATACTCTTGATCTGTTCCCAGATCGCCGTGATCTTGTTGCGGAAGTCCTCATTCGTGCGCCACAGATGAACAAAAGCCGCCACCAGTGCAGCGACAACTGCAATGACAGCGACGACAGGTGCGGATATTCCGCCGATGACTGCCCCGAAGGAAGAAAATGCGGCTTTTGCTCCTGCGATCATGGTCGGCAGATTGGAGGCAAACTTCATCAGCTTGCCGACACCGACCATCGTTTTTCCGACTACGACAAGGAGAGGTCCGAGTGCAGCCGCTACCAGTGCGATTTTCACAATGGTTTCCTTTGCAGCAGGGGATAGGGCGTTGAAGTGGTCGATAAGCCCCTGAATCTTACTGACGATTGCTCGGATTGCAGGCATCAGAATTTCGCCAAAACTGATAGCAAGCTCCTGCAGCTGGGATTTCAGAATGGTGAGCTGACCACCAAGGTTGTCCTGCATGACAGCCGCCATTTTCTCAGTCACACCGTTGTAGCCGTCCACTTCATCTGAGCAAGTTGCGATGGCATTCTGTAGCTTGTCAATATCTCCCGGGGCAGCATTCATCAGCGCAAGGAAGCCGGACATTGCATTTTTGCCGACCAGCGCCTGCGCCGCCGATGCCTGTTCCGATTCCGACATCTGCGCAAAAGCCACACGGCAGTCTGCCAGAATGTCGTTCAACTCACGCATCGAGCCGTCCTGATTGGTGGTGGCGATCTCCATTTCGCCGAAGGCATCACCACAGAATTTGACATCGCCCGCAAGAGCAGTCATGATGGAACGCAGAGACGTACCAGCCTGCGTGGACTTGATGCCGCTGTTCGCCATCAGACCGATCGCCTGCGCAGTATCTTCACAAGAAAAACCCAGAGCACCTGCCACAGGTGCGCAGTATTTGAAGGTTTCACCCATCATGGACACATTGGTATTTGCATTTGAACTTGCCGCCGCAAGAACATCTGCAAAATGAGATGAATCGTCTGCACTCATACCGAATGCGGTTAGTGCGTCCGTGACAATATCTGAGGTGGTTGCGAGATCTTCACCACTTGCCGCCGCAAGGTTCATGATGCCCTCGATACCTTCCAGCATATCGCCGGTTTTCCAGCCCGCCATTGCCATGTAGTTCATGGCATCAGCAGCCTCGGAAGCGGAGAACTTGGTCTTTGCGCCCATCTCACGAGCCTTATCCCGGAGCGCGTCCAGTTCATCACCGGTCGCACCGGATACAGCAGCGACTTTGCTCATGGCGGCATCGAAGTCCGCAGCAGTCTTGACCGCCGCTGTACCCGCAGCCGCAATGGGAACAGTCACATGGGTGGTGAGCGTCTTGCCCACATCGGCGATCTTTCCGCCTGCATTTTCAAGCATTTCACCCGCCTGACCGAGCTTGGCAAGCGCCGTGCTGGAAGCCTCCGCCTCACGCTGGAGGTTCTGCAGCTCCTGTTCCGTTTCGATGATCTCACGCTGGAGGGCATCGTACTGCTCCTGCGAAATGTCGCCGTTGGCGAGGGCTGTATTTGCCTGTTCCGCAGCGGTTTTCAGGGTTTCCAGCTTTTCTTTGGTAGCCGTCACCGCATCGGCGAGGAGCTTGTGCTTCTGCGAGAGAAGTTCCGTGTTGGAAGGGTCGAGCTTCAGCAGTTTTTCTACATCTTTGAGCTGCGTCTGCGTGTTTTTGATGTTTTTGTTGACACCCTCCAGAGCCTTCGACAGCTTGGTGGTATCGCCGCCAATCTCAACGGTGATGCCTTTGATTCTGTTTGCCATGCGGTTCACCTCCTCCGTGAGGGCATGAAAAAAGCACCTGCCGGAGCAAGTGCTTATAACAGATTCAGTTATGAAAGATCACATATTTATCGGACAATCCTCAACGATTGTTTTCGGAACTTTATTCCTAATACTTTCCATATGATCAATTTGGATTTTCATTTCTTCAGCATTATGGTTCCTAAGTGCGTTTACATATGAATAATAGAAACCATAATAATTCAGTTCAATATCCTTAGAAGCGACCAGAGGGGCTATTAAATCATTTGGATACACCGGATTATCCCCACCGAATATGGATATTTCTACCAATTGAAACAACGCTTTTTCTTCAAGCTCTTCTTGCCCTCCATGAGTCAGTCGCTTATATCGGGTTCCGTCATTGTACAGTATTCCTGTTTTCATTTTCATGGGCAAGGCGCACATAATACCCATTGCAATAGGCGTTAAGCAGAGTAAAAGCATAAAAATATTACGCCAAAACAATAATCCGATTCCGGCAACACCCCCAAAAATAATTGAAGCGATCGGACCAGCAAGTAAGATTTTAGCCCATATTCTGAGGTTTTCTTCTGATTTGTTTGATGGCAGAGTGCCGCCAACGCCACACCAAAGTATAGGATTCTTTTCAATTCCAATGCTGATAGCAGAATCAAGTGTTTTTCTGTATATCTTCATCGGTCCAACAACTAACAGATATAGTTTCCATCCGTGACATAATCCGCAGATTACATGACCGAGTTCGTGAACCAGTGTTGATATGATATAAGTTGCTATCCAACTAAAAAAGAGCTGAACAAGTAATTTGAACAAATCCATATAGAAATACCGCCTAATGATACTGAATTAGAAATAACCTCGATATCGTCAATTATAGCACAGCAGGGAGAAAAAGTCAATCAGAACGCATCAAAATCCGCCTGTCCAGCGACCTCATGCCAGCCGTCATATTCGTCATTTTCCTTTTCCGTGAACATATCATTCACGACTCCGATTGTGAGCAGATCAAGCTCCGAGAGGGACAACCCGATCTGCACACATCGGAGAAGGAAGAGGGGCGTTGTCATCGGGCGGTCAGTTTTTCGATGTTTTTTTTAGATTCCGCCTGCGTTTCCACGTTAAGTCCCCACAGTTCAATGAGCTGCGGCAGCACCTCGTAAATGGAGAAGGTGTTGAACGCTTCGAGCCACTCGTCCGGATTGTCCGGGACGTTTTCCGTATCAGCGTGTTTTGCCATGATGTAGGCGATATTCTCGAACACCTCAAGGCTCTCGATGTCGAGATTGGAGCCTTCCTCGTCGCCCTCCTGCACAGAGGTCTGAAGGGCTGCGAAATCCTTGTAGATATCCCTGCGGAACTTGATACGGTAAAGGCGAGGCACAGCCGCACTCGCCTTGAACGGAACCTCGATACCGTCAACGGTAATCGTCTTTTTAATAGCCATGCTGTACCTCCTTACTCAGTCGTGCTGCCGGACTTGGTCGATGTGGAACGAGTACCGGTGCTGTTGTTGGTTGCGGCAGTCGGCATATAGACCGCATTGTACCAGTTGTTGTAGGTGGTTTCATCTGTGCTTTCACAGGTCTTGGACTTCACCAGGCCGTCAGGAAGTGCCGTTGCCTTCATCGAGAGAGTCTCCGTCTTGACCTCAGTGGACTCCTCCGTAGTGGAACTCTCGGTCGAGGGACGGGATGCCGAGCAGCAGTACAGCACATGACGGATGTGGTTCTTGTCGCCGTTGAACTCGAAGAGCAGTGCAAACTGCGAGGTCTCGGCATCGTTACGCTCCACAAGAACACCCTTGCTGTCGAGCTGCTCACCGAGGATCGTAGTGGCGAAATCAGTGGTGATGAGCGCCACCTCAAGGTCACCTTCGTAGCCCGCATTGTTGTTGATGACATAGTACACGCCGTTATCGGCAAAAAAGTTCTCGTTCTCGCCGTTGGCATCGATAGAAAGCGACACCGCACCGGGCAGGCGCACCGGCGTTGCGAATGTCGGCACACCCTCTTCCGACCATGCCGTGATTTTTGCATAATGAACCTTGTTCAGACCGAACTTGACTTTGTTTTTCTGAAGTGCCATTTTTCATACCTCCATGATATAGAGGACTTCGTAGAGCCGTTCAGACTCTATCCATACCTCTGATTTTGTGTAATAGATGTTGTGCTGTGTCAGCACTTCTTCCACACGCTCCTCCGTTTCCGGTGATTTTTCATCGGTGTACAGCTCAATATTCAACTGCTTAAAGCTGAAATACATAAGGTTGTCTGCACCGAAAGTATTCTCGCCGGGTGACAGGAAGATTGTAAACGGAGGCTCGGGGCTTTCACCCTCTGCGAAATGGTGGTACGCAAAGGGCATCCCGATCTCCTGCATCATTTCGTTAATTTCATCGTAGGTCATGCGCATTATCCTTTCAGGGCTTTTTCGATCAGTTCTGTGAGCAGAACTTCACCGTTTGATTCGGCAGGAGCGATATGCGGAATCGCCGCAACTCTGCCACCGCCTCGTTTCGCATGACCGTGCTCCAGCAGGTGCGCGATCTGATAGCGGTTCTTAGAATGCACCGTCATTTCGAGTGTATGGCTGTTCTCCTTTACCTTTTTTGCAGCCCAGCTTTTCTGATAACGACCGGACTTTTTCGGAGCGTTAGCGGAGATCTCATTCTTGACGGCAGTCGCTGTTTTGCGGACAGCCTTCTTCATCGCTGTATCAGCAAGCTCCGCATATTCCGTCAAGCCTTTCATGATCTCCGATGCCATATCGTCAATAGATGTCATCCTTCGCACCTGCTTTCCGTGATTCGCATATCAGCTTCATATAGTCCTGTGTCTGGAAATTCGGCACAATGCCCTTGATGTCATAATCCAAACCGTCAAAGCGGATTCTGTACATGGTCGATGCCATGCGTTTCGTCTGCGGAGTTTGTCGGATAATGACCTCAATTTTCTGAATTGCTCTGGTCACGCCGGTATCCGTCTCCTCAGAAGCACCGTTATTGGATACAGTCACAGATGCCCAGAGTGAGAACACCTCCTCCCACTGAGCCTTGTTATTGCCGATCGCATCTTTTTTGACATGATTTTCAAGGACGGCGATGCGCTGATTCAGTTTTCCGATCTCCATCAGACGATGCCCTCCCTCTGTGCGAATAACAGTGCCCTGAGTGTCAGCGTCAGCGCATGATAATCAGCAGTATTGCGGTTTTCATAGAGGTACGAAACAGTATACAGCATAGCCTGCCGGGAGGTCTCCTCATTTTCCGCGAGCTGCTTTTCATTCATGCGCCCCACATCCATCACGAGCCGCTGTGCCGTATCGATCAGAGTGAGGATGAGCTTGTCATCCTCGCAATGATCTACACGGAGATAGTTTTTTGTTTCAGGCAGTGAGATCAGAGTCACTTATCTGCCCTCCGTTCATCAGCCGTTGCCGCCTGCACCGCCGCCGGTGTTACCGCCAGTCGTAGTAGCCTTTGTTCCAGCCATCTTGAGAACCTTGACGGATTCCGGCAGGATCAGACGGCCGTCCACACGCTGCGTGGTGAGGAAGCCGACCTGATCGGTGCGGGCATACAGCTCGTTCAGACGGCGGAAGGTGCGGTTCTGACGGTCTGCCACCCAGTAATTCTTCATGTCACCGAAGAGGAGAACACGCTCACCCTTTGCGATACCGGGCATGAAGGAAGAGGTGCGGATCGGTCTGCCGAGAATTGTATCCGGCTTTGCGATATCAAGGCTCGGCTTCCAGAGGTAGTTGTCGTTCTTGTCTTTCAGCTTCATGAGCTGAAGGAGAATGGTCTCGTTGCAGACGAACTGTGCGTTGCGGCGGTAGGGAGACTTCAGGCTGTAGTAGAGGTTGAAGATCTCATCGAAGGTGATCGCCGTCTGCGATGCAGTCTCCACGCCAAGCTGTGCGCCGCCGGTCTCATCGAGGATACCGAGGGGCTTCTTGTCGCCGTCACCGGTGAAGAAAGCACGCTCCTCGGCATTGCCCATTGCTACACCGAAACGTGCAGCGATATACGATGCGAGGTCGAAAGCGGAGTCGTGCAGAAGCTCATTGCTGATCTTGATCATTGTACCGAGCTTATATGCGGAGAGGGTTGTCTGACCGAATCTGGTGTCGGTCTCCGGGATCTCCTCACCCTCATCGATCCACTGCGCCTCCATTGTATCGTTGGCGATAGGAATCTTTCTGGTGCCGCTGTTGGTCTTGATGACCGTAGCCATCTGGCGGAAGATGTTATTCTCCTCCAATGCCTGAATCAGTCTGCGCTCGAACTCGTCCGGCACAGTGTAGCCGCCCTCGGTGTCCTCGCCGATATTCAGGGCATTGCGCACGGCAAACTGGTCGCCCTTGTTGCGGATCATATCCCAGAACGCACACTTGTACTCGTCCGTTGCAGTCGGTGCGGTATCCTGCTTCTTCGTACCGCCAGGTGCATTGGTGACCGGCTTGCTGGTCGGTGCGGAAAGTGCCGCATCCACGGCTGCCTGCTGTTCCAGACGCTCGATCTCTGCACCGAGAGCCTGCACCTCACCGGCCATTTTGTTGTACTGCTCAACTGCGGATGCCTCCACGAGACCGTTCTCACCACGGTGCTTTTCGAGGAATGCCTTTGTCTGCTCCCACAGGGTATTACGTTTACTGCGAAGTTCCATGATCTTGCTCATATCTTTTCTCCATTTCTCCGGATAAAATCCGGTGTCGCATAAAAATACAGCCAGCCTTATCTCAAAAATGCAAGCTGCTGTTTCAGAATTTCATACGGCATTGCGCCGTCTGCGGTTTTACCGTCCATGCCGATCACAGGGACGGTCACAGTCGGTGCTGTATCCGTCAGCCCTTCCTCGGAAGGTTTCTGGGCATCATCTGCCTTGCCGTCATCGGGCGGCTCTGTGCCTTCGTGTGCTGCGGAAGCGGTGATCTTTCCCAAGATGGTCTGCCCCATGATACGGGTACTGTACTGCCAAAGGGCATCGCCGGATTCCAGCTTGAACGGCTTCTTTTCTGTTTCCTTTTTTTCATCCCCGTCCTCGTCACCGCCTTCCTCGTTGGGCTTTTCGGGCTTGTCCTCCTCCGGATCATCAGGCTCATCCTCCTTCTTGTCCGGCTCATGTTTTTCATCAAAGAGGATCACATCGGCAAAGCCAAGCTCCACCGCCTTTTTCGCATTGATCCATGTCTCGTCCGACATGAGCTTGCTGATGCGGTTTCTGCTGAGTCCGGTTTTTGCGGCATATGCGTTGATGATGCTCTCTTTGACCTCATTCAGTGTTGCGATGGCTTTTTCCATGTCCTTGGCGTTTCCCATCGCAATTGTGGACGGATCATGCACGAACAGGAGTGCGGTCGGAGACATCTGCACAGTATTTCCTGCCATAGCAATCACGCTCGCCGCCGATGCTGCAATGCTTGCGATTTTTACCGTTACCCTGTGCGGATAATCACGTATCATCGTGTAAATTTCTGCTGCTGCGAACACATTGCCGCCTGGACTATTCAGCCAAAGTGTAATGTCACCCTCCTCGACATACAGTTCATCGCGGAAAGATTGCGGCGTAATTTCATCACCCCAGAAGCTCTCCGAGTCGATAGGACCTTCGAGACGAAGAACTCTGCCGCCGCTGTCATCGTGGATCCAATTCCAGAACTTTTCCATTTACATACCCCCATTCTTGTATTTCTTCCTGCGCTTTTTTCGCAGGAATCTGTCATCGGTTTCTTCGCCCGGATTCTCGTCCGGCTCATCCTGTTCCTCGGTATCCTGCTGTTCCTGCGGCTGATTCAGAGCATATGCCGCACCTGCATCCTCCAGCTTGTTATACGAGCCGTTCAGGTAGTAGTCATTGCCGCCCTGATCGTCAGGGATCAAGTCCATATTTTCAAGACGGCGCACATCATTGGGCGACATAAAGCCGTTGCCGACACCGATAGCGTAGGCGTTCATTCGGCTCTGGTAGTCGCCGCGCATCAGACCGTCCACATTGAATTTCGGGAAATATACATTCTGTTCTTCCTCCAGAAGAAGGTCTTTCATGATGCCCTTTTCGATGCGAATGATCCACGGCATAAGAGAATACTGCACAAATGCAATACCCTGATGCTCGATGTTATTGAAGGTACTGCGTTTGAGGTCTTGTACCAGATGCGGCGGAACCTGAAACATCCGGCAGATTTCCTCCACATCGAATTCTCTTGTGGACAGAAACTGCGAATCCTCCGGCGGCAGGGAGATTGGCTTATACTGCATACCTTCTTCGAGGACTGCGATGCGGTGTGCGTTCCGTGCGCCGCCGTATGCCTTTGTCCAGTTGTCGCGGATCTTCTGCGGATCCTTCAGCACGCCCGGATGTTCGAGAACTCCGGCAGGCTGCGCTCCGTTTTTGAAGAAGGCGCTGCCGTATCGCTCTACAGCCATGACAGCACCGAGCGCATTTTTCATCATCGCAATGGGACTGAATCCGACCAGACCGTTAAAACCTAAGCCGGGGATGTGAAAAATCTCATCCCTGCGGAAGATAATATCCTTGTCATGCTCACCGGGCTTTTCGTCGGTGTAGGCGTGGTAAGTGTAGATCAGGTCGCCGGATTTCGGATCACGGTCGATCTCGACATTTTCGGGAAGCAGGGGATAGAGACCGAGGATGCCGTTTTTGCCGTCCCGGACAATCTGTGCATAGGCGTTGCCCCATAGTAAAAGGTGGCACATGAGTGCTTCCCAGAACGAGAATGAACTCATTTCGGGATTCGGCTGCCGATAGAGTATTTTGTACAGCGGATGGTCAATGGCTAATTCCTTATCATCGCCCTTGCCGGTGTATCTGTATAGGTGCAGCGGCAGTCCTGCGATGGTGTTGGAGAGCAGTCGAACACAGGCGTAAACAGTCACGATCTGCATCGCCGTGCGCTCATCGACACGTTCACCGCTGTGCGTCATGCCGAATACGAACAGATTTCCAGAATCACGGACATTGTCCTGAATATCAGGCAGCATCGGCGCATCTCTCGGCTTGCTGATGCCGAGCCAGCTTAAAAAGCTCATAAACATTACCTCCTGTCAGATGACCACAAGATCGTGGCCGGGTTCGTCATAGACACTGCCCTGCATTTCGTGGCGGATGCAGCGGTCAAGTGCCATGATCCATGCTACGATGCCGTCAATTTTCTCTGTGGACTTTTTCTTGGACGGCTTGATATTTTCCGCCGCGTCAATTTCAGCGACCACATTTCCTGCCATCCAGCGGAGAACCGGGTTACCGCCGTGAATAAACATTCCGCCAAGCAGAAGCTTATACAGTTCTTTCATCGGCGGGGACATATCCTTGAAGCCCATGCCCATCGGGACAACGGTAAATCCGTCTCCCTCAAGGTCTGTGATAAGCTGTGTGGCATTCCAGCGGTCGGCAGCAATTTCCTTGATGTTGTACATCGTGTGCAGCTCGTTGATCGTTTTCCGCACGAAATTATAATCGACCACATTGCCCTCGGTGATATGAAATAATCCCATGCGCTCCCATACATCGTAGGGAACATGGTCTCGCCGTACTCGCAAATCGAGCGTTTCTCTCGGCAGCCAGAAGTGCGGGACAACGATGTATTTCTCGCCGTCATGCAGCGGAGGGAACACCAGCACAAATGCCGTGATATCCGATGTGCTGGACAGGTCAAGTCCCGCATAGCACTCCCGTCCTCGGAGCTTTTCAAGGTCGATTGGAAGATTACCCCTGTCGTAGATATGCTCCGGAATCCATGCCACCGCACTGCCTACCCACTGATCCAGACGAAGCTGACGGAATACGTTTTCTTCCGCTGGGTTTGTCAGAGCCTCACGGTGGGCATCACGCACTCGGTCAATGGTGATGGTGTATCCGAGCGATGGATTCGCCTTGTACCAAGATTCCTCGGCATTCCAGTCATCGCCGTCATTCAGTCCGTAGATGACCGGATAAAAGGACGGATCAATACGCCGTCCCTCCAGAATATCTTTTGCTTTGGTGTGATATTCGTAGCAGATGCTGTTGCGGTCGGTACCGGCGGTTGTGATCAGGAAGTACAGCGGCTGCGTTCTTGCATCGCCGGAGCCCTTCGTAAGAACATCCACAAGGCTTCGATTCGGCTGGGCATGAAGCTCATCAAGCACCAAACCGGATACATTCAGACCGTGTTTTGTACCGACCTCCGCTGAAAGCACCTGATAAAAGCCAACATTACTGTAATTCACCAGACGCTTTGTCGCCGCCATGATTTTTGAGCGTTTCAGAAGTGCCGGTGTCATCTCAACCATTCTTTTGGCGACATCGAACACGATGGATGCCTGTTGACGGTCGGCGGCTGCGCCGTAGACCTCGGCGGAAGGCTCATTATCCGCATATAGCAGATACAGTGCGATAGCGGCGGCAAGCTCGCTATTGTGCGTAGGCACAAATGACGTTCCTGCGAGATATTGATGACTCGGACTGTCTACCTGAATACACTGCATTTTCACGGGATGATCCACAGGCTGGATGTCCAGCAGGTAATGATAACGAGGGTTATTGCCGTGAGAAGCCTCCCAATGTTGCAGAATATCTTTGTTTGATGTCTCGGGGCATTTACTTGAAACGATTTTGATATCGGTGTTCATCTCGTAAATCTCACGAGTTGAAACGAGTTTGCCGCTACTATCGATTTCGATGTTCCACAGATGTCGTTCCCCGGCAATGATCGAGGTGCCGTCCTTGAAGGTCAGCTTGTAGGCTTGCTCTGTATCATCCACAGGACTTTTCGCAACCACATGGCACGGAATGCCGTTTTCATCGAATACTGTATCTCCGACTTTCAGATCGCCCATATTGGTGAATCCTTGTGGAGTCGGAATCGGTGTATCCAGAGCAAGCTGCTTTCCATTTTTCTTGGGTATTTCGACATATGCCGTGCGGAATTGTCGGGTATCATCTTCCTTGACAATGCCGAAAATATCCCGGATGATCTGTTCCTGCCACGGCAGCAACCAGAACGGCTTTCCTGCCCAGCGTCCTTTGGTATGGCAGAGATTCTCGATGAACCGCACAGCTCGGTCAGCCTTTGCCGCATCGTAGTGCGATTCCGGCAGCATAAAGCGTGTCGGTTTATAATCCTTCAGTTTCGGATAGTTGGCAGGTCTTTCTCTTGCCTTTGCCGTTCTCGCCATCAGCCACCTCCGAGAAGTTCATCCATATCGTCAACGGCAGCGTTTTTCATATCTGCGCCTGCCGTGATCCTGCTTCTTGCCGCCGGGGTCAGGCCAAACTGCTCTGCGATCTTGTTCATAATTTTCAGATATGTCTGTGCGATAGATACCTGCGGTACCTGCTGCCAGTAGCCGGATTTCGTTTTCACGATCGTGCCGTGCTGTGTCATGAATTCTTCCGCCTCTTTCCAACGAGCGTATGCCTGACAGTAGGATGCGAATGCCGCCTGATCGACCTCGGTCAGCACACCAATCTGCTCCAGTTGCTTTGACAGCCTGCGCCATTCCTTTTTTGCTTCGGGCTCCAGCCACTTCGGACAGGGCGGTGCCTTGCGTTCCGGCTTCGGCTCTGCATCATTCAGCGGACGCTTGCCCGGATTGCCTTCCAGTTCCTTGATTGCTGTCGGCGTCGGTTTTCTGCCTCTCTGAGCCATCCGCATCACTCCTTTTCTCAAAAAATCTGCATAAAGAAAAGGCCTGCGTGCTGCAAGCCTCTCCTATGTATATCCATCTTGAATTTATATGTGTGTCCGTCTTGGTTTGGATGGGCGGCTTAATGCTACCGCCCACCGACCGTTCTATTTACTTGTACTCGTACATCAGGATCGCAAGGGCAATCTCCGCAGCCTCGTTCTGCTCGGGTACATCCTCGCCTCTGTCGTAGTTGTAGATGACCTTGCCATTCTCCTTGAGTGTCAGTTTACTGATTCTGCCCTCGTTGATGCCGTACTGGCTGCCCTCGTCGTAGACCTTTGCCCAGTAGTGAACCACCGTCTTGCCTTCCTTGGTCGGTGCCAGAATCGTGCCACATAGTGTTTACCTCGTTCTTTCGTAGTTTTCGGCTCGGTTTCCCGTTCCGTTGTACACACTATAACTCTTTTCGGCAGATATATCAAGCGGCTAAACTACCAGAATGTGCAAGGCGATTTTTTGTCGGTTGTTGTACATATTATGCCTTGCCGCAGGAGGCACACAAATGCGCCGTGTAAGGCGGCTTTTATCGCGGGGCAAAGGGGGGAGCAGAGCCTAAGCTCTGCCCCTGTTCCGTTCAGCCCTTCAGTTCAGCCTCGGTCATCAGCCTGAAGTTCTCGTCCTGCCAGAAGGAAATGTAAACATCGTAGCGGACATCCCATTCGCTTTCGTAGTATTCGTCTGCTTCCTCGTCGTACTCCTCGCTGGTTTCGACCTCCGTGTAGCTGTAAACTTCTCTCTGCTCGAAACCCTCGCCCCAGCCATCACTGTACTGTCCGCTGAGGTATTCCTTAAGCTGTGCGGTGTCTTCGGCGGTCCAGTCATCGTCCACCTCACAGGTTGCCAGCCCGTAAAGCCGTCCGCCGTACCAATCGGTGCTCATCGTGACCTTGTGCAGCTTCTTGTAGTAGGTTGCACCGTGATAGTCGTCAGCGTACTCGGCAAGGTCGGCGTCATCGTTTTCCAGCGCTTCGAGAAGCTCTGCGGCGTACTCTTCAGTGGGGGCGGTGAAGCAGTTGCTCTCACTTGCGATCTGTGCGATCAGCGGATTGTAAATTTTCAGGGTTTTCATGGTGCTGTACCTCCGTTTTTTGTTTTCGGCGGGCTGTCTGCCCTTCCGTTGTGTCACATATTACCGCCTTTTGCCTGAAAAGTCCACGCCTATGTGCAAAATAAATCGTAGAAGAATCGCCGTTTTCAGCAAGCTGAACAGGTACATATACACAAGCCCACAGTTCGCGCCAGAACGCGCCGTGTCACGCCCGGAAAGTGGGGGATAAGTTATCCCTGAGAATGCGGAAAGGGGCTGTAACGCCCCTTTGTGCCGACTTATTCGCCGTTGTACTTCTCGTGGATAATGCCGAGGATCTTGTCCTGTTCCTCGATGCTGATGCCCATGCTGTCGAGGGCTTCCCTCGTTCCGCAGTCGGGGCAGATCAGCGTTTCGTTGTCGCTGCGGGAAAGCGCCGGTCGCTCGGTGTAGGTGCGTCCGCATTTCGGACATGTACGCTTTTCAAAAACTTGTTCTTTCATTTTCAGTCCTCCTTTGTGCTTCTCATGTATGCCCTGTCAAGGTACTTCAAATCAAATCCGAAGTTGCGGTAGCCTTCCTCGCAGGTGCGGATGTAGGTCGTTGACGGGATCGCAATCTCACGCTCCTCGTGCATGATGTAGACAAATGCCGTGACCTTTTTGGTCTTGCCGTTTGCCAGCCTGATTGGCAGGCGGACTTCCTTCTTGTAGTAGAAGTTCGGGTAGCCCTCGTAGATGTCGAGGTGCTTCTCATCGTCGGCTGTCACTTCCCACACGGCGACCGGAACAAGCCCGCCGTCCTTCGGCTCGATGGTGAGGTACGCTCCCGTCTTGCTGCTCTTGAAGAGCAGTTCGTAGTCAGGAATCGCGGAAATGCCGATGGGCTTTGCGCCTGGGCAGCGGAACCGCATCTGGCGGATGTTGAGGTTGCTGCCGTAGGCTATGTAGTATTTTTTCTTGTTCATGCTATGTTCTCCTTTGCGTTTTTTCCTTGCGGTAGTGCCATGTTAACTCTTTTCGGCGGCATTATCAAGCGGGTAAATGAACAGATCATTCAGGGCGGTTTTGCGCTGGAAGTTGTTCATTTTATGCTTTGCCCACAAACGCGCCGTGTTGCCCCTGTGTGGCTCGGTTGACTGAGTTGGGTATGTGTTCGGAGGACACCCTTTCCGCCCCACACGTGGCGATGAGGGTGCTGTGTGCGCCGCCGTGCCGTTCCGCTTGTTCTTCCGCCCCGCAGGGCAGGCTTTAAGGTCTGCCGAAGCGGAAGCTGTTGTCGCCTGTAAGGTTCTCGGTGAGGGTTTCTCTTGCCGTTGCGAATTCGTCGCCAATGAAGCCCATTCTCATCAGCCAAGTCCGCATCGCGAACTTTTTGTTTTCCTTCTGCTGTTCCTTCGGGCTTGCGCTGCGCAGGTCTTTTGCCATTTGGCTCATTGCGAGGCAAAGCTGAATGTAGCTCTTGAGCTTGCCTGCGTGAAGGCCGTTCTGCTTGCCGTTGGAAGGCGGTGCGAACTGGAAAAGTCTGAACTCGACCGTGCCTTTGGTGAAGGTAGCGTGGAGGTTGAGCATGTGATAGCGGCTGTCGTTGTAGTGGTGGGTTCTGCCGTATTCGCAGCCCTGTGCGCCGTACCAGATGTCCGCAAGCTGTGCCATCGTGGTGGGCTTTTTGCGGTTGAGCTGTTCAAGGAATCTCGGGTCAACTGTTCTGCAGTAGCGGCGCATTCTGCTCTGGTCTACTCTGATTGCCTCGGCGATCAGGGTTTCGTGGCTTGCCATAAGGTTTGCGAGGTTTCTGAGGCTCTGCGGTGTGTGTCCCTGGGCTCCAATGTGGCAGTGGACTCCACATCCCCGCGTGTAATCACTGCGCGCTCCTGCCTTTCTGAGCCTTCTCACAAGCTCCTGCAGGGTTTCGATGTCTGCGTAGTGCAGGATCGGTGTGACCAGTTCGCACTTTTCGCTGTCGGGGCCTGCGATGCTGACGTCCTTCTGGAATTTCCACTCGCGCCCCTGTGCATCCCATGCGCTCCAAGTGTAGTAGCCGTTGCGGCAGGCCGTGTCCTCGTAGCGGTTCGTGCCGAAGAAGTCGGCGGCGAGCTTTGCGGCAGCCTTGCGGGTGATGTTGTTCATCTCGATCTCCACCCCTATCGACTGCTCCTTCATTCTGCTCTGCTGCTGTGCGGTCTTCTCAGTCATTTTTGTATCCTCCGTTTCGGTAATTCCGTAGGGCTTCGCCCTTCGTTGTGTCACATATTAACTCTTTTAGCGAAATATAGCAAGCCGCTAAAAGTACAGAATTACGCGGAAAATACATTGCTCATATCTGGTGTATGTGTACACTTGATATCCTTGAAATTCTATGGTATACTCGGATACAATGGAATAGGCTCTCTTATTTTCCGTGGCCCCCATTGCGGTCAGAAATGACCTGGAAATCATCCACGCCTTCGATCAGGGCGAGACTTCTGCCGTTCTGCCAGACCATGTGTATGTTGCCGCCGTCATCGACCATTTGAACCTCTCCGACCGTGCCGGGCGGTACGGGTGCATAAGGGTCATCCATGTGCTTCAGTCGGATAAGGGTGCCTTCGGGATAACGCTCCCGCAAGGCTTTGAGCTGTCGTTCATTCGGAAACTGCATCGTTTTCATCCTCCTCGGTCAGTTCGGTTCTGGCAGCATCACGCTTTGCCTTCTGCTTTGCCTCCCAGCGTTCACGCTCCTCATCGTTGCGGAATGCGGTGTGTCCGGAAAGCGGAGTCATGAGGCGCTTGCGGTCAGCCTTGAAGTCAGCACCGTTCAGCCCAAGGCGGATCAGCCAGATGCGGAGTGCGTACTTTTCGTTGCTGTCATCGACATCCTTTGCTTGCACACGTTTCTGCGTGATCGCCATCTTGTTCATGGCGGCTGCCAGTTTGGTAAAGGTCTGCACCGTCTCGGCATCCTGTGCTACACCGAAGCCGTCAAAGATCAGCTTGTCATCGGCGAAACGGATGCCCTTCAGTTCGGGATTCGTTTCCTCCCATACTCTGATGTAGGCGATAAGCTCGTGGATGCTGCGGAAGGTCTTGTCATCGAGGATCGCATCGGCGAGGCTCTTGTCTGCGAAGAATTCTCCGCCGGTCGCCTTGCTGAGAAGTGCGCCGCGGGAGTGGATCATGCAGATAAGGTTTGTAAGGCTCTGCACCGTGTGCTCTGCAATCGGGAAGCTGATGCTTGCGCGCAGCGGAAATCCGCTGCTCGGTTCGTCAGGGATATCCGGCTCTGATTCAGCCGAAGCATCCGTTTCTTCCGGCGGTGCTACTGTTTTGCTTTCATATCCTGCCTCTGCAAGCCCATTCAGTACCTTCTTCACGATATCTGTGTCGATGCGGTCGCTGAAACTGAGGACTGCGTTTTTGTCCAGGGTGAAGAAGTCGATCTGGTATCTGCAGCCCGGTACACCGAGGTACTTGACCTCTGCTCCTGTCAGCTCGCCGATTTTCTGTGCCAGTGCCTTGCGCTGGCTCTTTTCAATATTGAACTTGATTTCCATATGATTACCTCCGTTTTTACTGCCGCCCCTCAGCCTTGTGCGTTGGGCTGCGGCGTTTTCGTAGTCACATATTACCGTCTTTTGCCCCGGAATGCAAGACTGTAAAACGGAGAATGTACGGGGCGTGTCTGCCCTTTAGATTGTGCATAGTACAGAATAGAAAGAAGCCCTGCGGCAGAACATCTGATTTAGTATCAGAATGTTCACAATTTGCTGCATGGCTTCTTTATTACTATTTCTTTCTCGGTGCGAAAACCCTGACCGGAACGTGCTGTTCCCGGCAATGGTCTATCACATATTTCGTGCCGCGTGACTGTCCGTCCCAGAATGCCAGCACCACATCTGCATAGGCGATAATCTCCAGATTCCGTTTCAGCGGGGCGCTTCGTCCGAAGCGTTCATAATCCGGCAGAAATTCCTTCAGCGGAATGCCGTGTGCCTTTGCGTATGCCCGTGCATCAGAATCAATACCCCTCGCTCCTCCGCTGACGATCTCTGTGATACCCTCCGGCAGATACCGTTCAAGGTCATTCACATGAAGTCCTCGTGAGCCAATAATTGCTATTTTCATATCGTGCAACTCCTTATAGATATATTTTAGATACAATTTATATCCATTTCAAACATTATACCACAGAATAGGTCTAAAATAAAGTCATAATATATCTGAAAGGAATTCGTTTTATGGCTATCAAAAGTGTATCCATCCGCATTGAAGAGGAGATGCTTGATAAACTTCACGTTGTTGCTGACTACGAAGGTCGTTCTGCCAACAGTCAGGTTTTGATCCTGATCCGTGATTGCATTGAAAAATATGAGGAAAAGCACGGAAAGATCGAGCTTGGCGGAGACAAGAAATCCGAAATAAGTGTATCTCATCGGCACTGAACCGACGCAGGTTCGTCTTTTTCCGATGCTTTCAAAACGGGCGCGTTATGCGTTCACTTTTGTGTATCTCTCTGCGCCACCCAAGCGATACCCGAAAGCACGAAGTATGGAATCGGCAGTGAGATCCCGTTGCCCCACAGCTTGTACTCTGCGGAATCCGTGTAGGGATCAGCAAGCCATTTCCTGATTTGCTTTTCAGTTTTCGGTTTTCCCTTGGGGTTTGTGACCCGCCGCCATGTCTCCCAGACCTCCGTCCAGAAGGTGATCTCCTCATCGGTCGGATCGGGAATCGCAAGGTCGGCACACCACCAGTCGGGGAATCCCTGCAATCTGGCGCACTCCACCGGAGTCAGACGACGAACGATATATACCGGCTCGTCATTCGGAAGGTCGTTCACAAGCGGAGGATCCTTCCAGTCGGATGCGACCAGCGTGTTTGCCTGTTCATGTGCGGCGACTGTGTGGTGAGAATTCTTGCTTGTGCTGTAGTGATCGGCATCCGGTGCTGCGACAGCATGCCTGTCTGTTGTGTTCAGCGTAAAGCACACATCTTCATTGATGCCATCACCCTGCGGACCGTTCTTGTCGGCACGACCGATCATCGAGCCTTGCAGAGCATAGGTCTCCGGCTCGGCGACCACAACAGCCTGCTGATTATCGCCGGCATTGGCTCGAAGCGTACCGCTTTTGCCGTCACTGTATACATGACCGCCGATACGGGATGCCGCCCCCGGTTCGAGAGCCACCACCGCAACTCCTCCGTGATTGCTGTCCGGGTTCGCCTCGCTCGTATCAAGGCATCGGGAAATGTCTGTCGGGTAACAATGCCCACGAGCGTTTTTTGTACCGTCTGATGTGAAACGCACATCGAAGGTTTCAGGCGCAGGTGCTACCACGCAGATGCCGCCCTGATTGCTCGAAATCGCATGACCACCGCTTTGATCGAGCGTTCTGCTCGTTTTTGCCTCATAGAAGCCGCTGTGTGGATTGTCTGACATCATCGCATTGGAATGCTTGCTGCATACACCGAAGGCTTTGATCTCTGGCTGAAAGAGTGTCTGGTTGTTGTTGGTAGCAAGCGTAGCAGATTTATCAGTTTGCCAGAGAGCGCCCTTGCCGCCGCCTTCGCAGCCTGACCTGATTTTCAGCGTGATCGGTTCAGCGACAAGCGGTACATTGTTGCCGCCCGTCCCGGCTCTGCTGCAAAGTGTCTGGCAGGTGTCGTCCTCACGGATCTTCACACGACCGTCCGTCGGATGGTTTTCGACCGAGAGTGCCGCAGGAACAACACCTGCTCTCAGTGTCGGGGAGACTTCCTCCTCGTATCCGATGCTGCGTGCTTTGGCACTGTGTTCTGTGGAGAATCCCGCCGCATGAAGTACCGCCGGATGGTTGCCGTGATCCTGTGCGACCAGTGCGAGAGCCTTGTTCTCGGTGATGCCGACGCCGCTGTTGCCCTGTGTATTCAGGCAGAGGGTTCCACCTCCAGCGTCAGACCGCCCGCCTGTCTCTCCAGTGCCTTCTTCAGCACCTCCGGCAGCTCCTTGCCACGCACGGAAGCCCTGCGGAGTATACCCAGACACGCCTTCGGACTTAAATAATACTTCTCCGGCACTTCCGCCAGCAAAATCTGCGACAAGGTAGATTCTTGCTCTGCGTTGGGGGACACCCCAGTATTGAGCATCGAAAACTCGGTAAGCCACGCTCCATCCGTCTCCCAGATATACGTCTGATTTTGCCCATCTGTGATTTTCAGGCGCAGGCACCTCGATCCCTTTTTCTTTAACTCCGATAACTGCTTCGAGGACAGCCTTGAAGTCGTTTTCTCCGTTGGATGAGAAAGCGCCGGGGACATTTTCCCAGACGCAGTATCGCGGATATCGTCCATTTGTTGCATCCCTCATTTCTTTGATGATACGGATCGCCTGAAAGAACAGGTTCGACCGATCACCGTCATGGATTCCGGCACGCTTTCCAGCAATGGACAGATCCTGACAAGGGCTGCCGAAGGTGATAATATCCACCGGCGGAAGCTCTGCACCGTTCAGTGTGGATACATCGCCGTAGTGCTTCACCCCAGGCAGTCGCTTGTGCGTGACAAGCACCGGAAAAGGTTCAATTTCGCTGCTCCACTTCGGCTCGATCCCTGCGAGGATGCCGCCAAGCGGAAACCCCCCCGAGCCGTCAAACAGGCTGCCGAGGGTCAAGTGTTTCTTATCCATCATCCGCCTCCTTTGCGTTCCTGCACAGATCGAGGAAGTCCTCCCTGATCTGCTCTCTGTAAGCCATCGCCACCGCAGGAATCTCGTGTGTATACACCGGTCTGCCGATAAAGCCGGAAAGATAGTCATACAGATATTTCAGATCATCGCCCTTGAGCATAGAAATCTCTGTGTAAGCGGTCACGACCGCGCATTCATGCTTCGTCATCGGTATCCTCCCCAAGCATCAGTTCACAGGCTTTATTATAAAAATCCCGGCTGACTTCAAAGCCGTAGCTGTGTCTGCCAAGCTCCCTCGCCGCACGCAGCGTTGAGCCGGAACCGGCGCAGGGATCGATGACCACATCACCCTCGTCGGTAAATATCCCGATCAGCCGTTTCAGGAGATTTACCGGCTTCTGCGAAGGATGTATCTTCGGGATATCCTTGCCGTCCCGCATCCAGTCAAAATGGTCGAAGATCATGTGCCTCTTGCCATCTGCATCGGCATTGCGGAACTTCGGCAGCTTTCCCCGATACAGCACCAGAGCGTATTCCGTTGCGCCCACGATCCTCATGTTCGCCTTCAGCACCTGCGGACTGTAATTCTTCATAAAGCACAAAAACTGATACTTCTTGAAGCCGTATTTCTCCGCCTGCCGGATGACCTCGGGTATCTGCTGAAAGGCACAGAATACGATCATGCAGGGAGCATCCTTCTCACCTTTGGACGGCTCCTTTTTGAGCAGCCGGTTACAGAAGGCGAAGTATTCAGCGATGTTGAAGGTGTAATCCGTGTGGAATGCAGCCTTGTGCGCTTTGCTGCTTTCACCGTTCTGATTGTCACCGTTCACATACCAGTCGGGACGGCTGGCATAAAAGTCGCCGCCGATGTTGTACGGAATGTCAGCAATGACGAGCTGTGCTTTTGGGATGCAGTAGGATTTGAAGTTCTGGAAGTTATCGTGATACAGCTCACATTTCACATCAGCCATCGACATCCTCCAGTCTCTTTTTCAGGGCTTTGCGGAATTCCTTTGTGCCAAGCTGGTTACCGTCCGTCTGCCATTCCAGTTCAAAATCAAAACGAGCCTCCAGTTTCCGGACTGACCATCCGGGCTTGAAGGTGCGCCATGTTGCATCATCCCATGCTCTGAGCTGTTTCCAGAGATCGGGGAAATCGAAATACAGAATCCGCAGCTCGTTCAGCGGCTGCAGCGGACAGCACCAACAGGATACCCGTCCGAATTTCTCATACAGACCGCCCCAGTCATAGCCGCGTTCCCTGCAGTATTGCAGGCAGTCGGCTTCGGTCATGCCCCACTCCACAAGCGGCAGACGGACATTCGGTCGGCAGTTGCATTTGTGCGTGATGCGTTCCGTCTCATCGGCGGCAATGCCGACATATTCGATGATGTCATATTTCTTCCGAAGCTCCCTGAGATATTTCTCACGGGGTACGGTTTTCAGAAGATTGGTACACCATCGCATCAGCGGTCCTGCCCAACTGTATCCGGTCTTTCCTCGGAGTTCTTTTTTCTTCCGCTTGATCGGCTTGTCGAACATGAGGTACTCGAAGGAATGCTCGCTTTTGACGGTCGTCACCTCAATGCCGGTGTTTTCCTCGACCTTTCGGATATGGTCATAAAGCTGTGGGAATTCCAGTCCGGTATCGCAGAACAGCACCACATCGACCTGCATACCCATTTCAAGCATTTTCAGAAGCATGGCCGTGCTGTCCTTGCCGCCCGAAAAGCTCACCACATGAAGCAAGGGTTTCAGCTCATCCATTCGCATCACCGTCCTGCGGCATCTCAGCTACCACCTCTGCAAACGACAGTTTCTGTCCGTCACGGAGAACATAGGCGACCTCGGCAGTCTGCTTCTCCTGACACCAAGCAAGATACCGCTTGACAATGACATCCACAAACTTCGGATCAAGCTCGATGCCTCGGCAGACACGGTCAGTCTCACAGCAAGCGATCAGCGTAGAGCCGGAGCCGAGGAACGGGTCGAGAACGATGCCGTTTGTCATGGTGCTGTTCTTGATGGGGTACGCCATAAGCGGGATAGGCTTTGTGGTCGGATGATCGGGACTGCTCTTGGGCTTGTCATACTCCCATACAGTAGTCTGCTTGCGGTCGGCGTACCACTGGTGTTTGCCCTTCTGCTTCCAACCGAACAGGCACGGCTCATGGATCCATTGGTAGGGACTCCTGCCGAGGACGAGAGAATTCTTCTTCCAGATACAGCAGCCGGAAAGCTGGAATCCCGCATCCTTGAATGCCTTGCGGAAGTTCAGCCCCTCGGTGTCGGCGTGCCATACATAGATGCTGCCGTCATCGGCAAGGCTGTCATACATACACTGATAGGCGGCAAGCAGGAAGTTATAGAAATCACTGTCGCTCATATTATCGTTCATGATCTTGCCGGCGGTCTCCTCGACATTGACATTATAAGGGGGATCGGTCAGCACGAGATTTGCTTTCTGTCCGTCCATCAGCTTTGTGTATGTCTCTGCCACAGTACTATCACCGCAGATGACTCTGTGCCTGCCGAGGATCCAGATATCTCCCGGCTTGGAGAAGGTCGGTTTCTGAAGCTCCTCCTCGACATCGAAGTTATCCTCGGAGACCTTTTTGTCATGCACCGCATTGAAAAGCTGCTCGATCTCCGGCGGATCAAAGCCTGTTTTGCCGAGGTCAAATTCGCAGTTCTGAATATCCTCCAGAAGTTCAGCGAGAAGGTTCTCGTCCCATGCGCCCGTGATCTTGTTCAGGGCGATGTTCAGGGCTTTCTCTCTGACCTTGTCAATATCGACCACAGCACACGGTACCTCGGTGTAGCCGAGTGCCATCGCTACTGTCAGTCTTTGATGACCGCCGATGATGGTCATGTCAGCATTGACCACCAGAGGATCGGCAAAGCCGAATTCCTCGATGCTGTTTTTGATTTTTTCGTATTCCTTGTCTCTGGGCTTCAGCTTTTTACGCGGGTTGTATTCCGCAGGCTTCAGCTCGGAAACAGGAATCATGCGAAGTTCCGCTGTTTTCATGTCATTCCTCCCGTATATATATCTGCCGCAGCTCTGCGGCTCGTTTCGTATTCGCATCCTTCAGTGCCGTTACTTCACGGAGCGTCTGCTCTGTCACGGGCTTGCCCTTTAGCTTTTCGGAAAGCGTCCGGTATTTGCGGATGCTCCGGCGGAGTGCCGCATCGGTCACGGACATGATATACGCCTTGCCGCAGTAATCACAGTTGAAGAAGCTGTATTCGATTTCTCCCTCACGCTGCGTTTTTGGCTCTGGCACAAAGGCACAGCCGCAGGCATCGCAGCGAACGGCATCTCCCAGCGGTTTCAGTCTGGCTCTCATACCCGTACCCCCTTTCTTAATCGGAGGATTCGTTGATTCCGACTGCCCCGGAACGCAAGTGAGATATCCTTCTGCTCCAGCAGAAACGGACCGTCCACCAGAACATCCACATACCGAAGTATGGCTCTGCCTTGCAACTGCTCGTAAGTGTATCCGCTGTACAGCCAGATATCCTTTTCCGGCATCTCCCACCAGATCTTTTTGAGCAACGGAAGCAGCACACGCTCGTTTTCCTCCTCGCAAGGCTCACCGCCGAGAATGGAAATGCCCTGTATCCATGACGGACACAGGGCTTCAATGATCTCATCTTCTGTTTCTTTGGTAAACGGCTGACCATAGCCGAAATCCCATGCTTCGGGATTGTGACAGCCGATGCAGTGATTCCGGCATCCGGAAACAAAGAGCGATACACGCACACCGTCACCGTTTGCGATATCGTTTTTAATCAGACCGCAGTAATTCATAGATGTAGCACCCTTTCTGCGATCTCCTGTGTTCGTCCCTGATTCCAGAACTGCGTACCGAGGTATCCGCAGGTGCGGCGGCAGACATTCATTGTCCGCTGGTCACGGTTGCCGCAGTTCGGGCATTCCCAGATCAGCTTGCCGTCCTCCTCCACGATCTGTATCTCGCCATCATAGCCGCAAGCCTGACAGTAATCAGATTTGGTGTTCAGTTCGGCGTACAAAATCGTTTCGTAGATATGCCGCATCAGTGCAAGTACCGCAGGAATATTGTGCTGCATATTCGGCACTTCCACATAGCTGATCGCACCGCCCGGAGAAAGTTCCTGAAATTCGGATTCAAAAGTCAGCTTGCTGAAAGCGTCAATCGGCTCGGTCACATGGACATGATAAGAATTCGTGATGTAGCTCTTGTCCGTCACATGAGGGATAATACCGTGTCTGCGCTGGAGGCATTGAGCAAATTTGTATGTGACGCTCTCCATCGGTGTGCCGTACAGTGAGAAGCTGATATTTGTCTCGGCTCTCCATTTGCTGCACTTGTCGTTCAGGAATCGCATGACCTTTAGTGCAAATGCTTTTCCGTCAGGCTCAGTATGCGAACAGCCTGTCATGCGGTAGGTCATTTCCGCAATGCCGGCATAACCGAGTGAAATCGTGCTGTAGTTGTTATACAGCAGCTTGTCGATTGTTTCTCCCTTGCCGAGCCGTGCCAAAGCACCGTACTGCCAGAGGATCGGCGCAACATCGGACGGCGTACCTTTCAGTCGTTCATGTCTGCACATCAGAGTCTTGAAGCACAGTTCGCAGCGTTCATTCAGAAGCTGCCAGAACTTATCCTCGTCACCGCCTGCGCTACAAGCAACATCCACAAGGTTAATGGTCACAACACCCTGATTGAAACGCCCGTAATACTTGTGATCGTCCGAAGGCGTGAGGAAACTGCGGCAGCCCATGCAGGCATACACATCGCCCTTCAGCTTCTTCATGATCTTGGCGGAGATATAGTCAGGAACCATACGCTTTGCCGTGCATTTTGCGGCAAGCTTCGTAAGATACCAATAGCGGCTGTCCTCGGTGATATTATCCTTATCGAGAACATAGATAAGCTTCGGGAATGCCGGGGTGATCCAGACGCCCTTCTCATTTTTCACACCCTCGATACGCTGAAGCAAAGTTTCCTCGATGATGAGTGCAAGGTCATCTCTGGTCTGTCCCTCCGACACCTCGTCTAGATACATGAACACCGTAACAAACGGCGTCTGTCCGTTGGTGGTGAGCAGTGTATTGATCTGGTACTGAATGGTCTGCACGCCACGCTTGACTTCCCGGCGTACTCGCTTCTCAACGATGTGGCTGATCTCATCTTCAGACAATTTGCAGCCGCAGTCGCAGTTCACATCCTCGAACACCTCGGTGCGGATCTTTTTTCTGCTCACATCCACGAAAGGTGCAAGATGTGCAAGGCTGACGGTCTGTCCGCCGTACTGATTCGAGGCGACCTGTGCAATGATCTGCGTTGCGATATTGCAGGCAGTCGAAAAGCTGTGCGGCTTCTCAATCATAGTGCCGGATACCACTGTGCCGTTCTGAAGCATATCCTCCAGATTCACCAGACAGCAGTTGTGCATCGGCTCTGCGATGTAGTCCAGATCGTGTACATGAATGATGCCGTCATCGTGGGCAGCGATCACATTCGCAGGAAACAGGAATCGGCGGCAGATGTCTCGGCTGACCTCTCCCGCCATATAGTCACGGAGCGTGCTGTTGATGATCGGGTTCTTGTTGGCATTCTCCTGTTTTGCCTCCTCGTTGTTCCTCTCAAGGAGACTGAGAATCTTGCCGTCCGTTGTGTTCATCCGGCGCTGCTGTTCATGACGCAGGCGGTACTCGCTGTAGTGCCGTGCAAGTTTGTAAGCTTCGGCCTTGTCCAGTTCATCGAGAACCATGTCCTGGACTTCTTCGACATGGACAGGTCTTGCAAGGGCATGACAGCGTTTTTCTATATTACCGACAATGAAGCCGATGGTCGTATCGCTGATCTTGTCATCGACCTCTGCATTTGCGGCTGTAATTGCGGCTCGTATCTTTTCACAATCATAAGGGACTTCTCGACCGTCCCGTTTGATGATTTTCATTCTGTATCCATCATCTCCTCCTCGGCTTCATTCAGCAGTTCATCGCAGGTCTTGTTCATGTATTTCCTGCATTGGCTGTTCAGGATATCCAGAACAACGGACTGCTCATCTGCGGTCAGTTCAATCCCATACATACACTCGTTGTCATCCGCATCGGAATTGACAACGGTGAAGGTAATGCTGCTGTCAAGCTGACACGGCTGATTCTCTCCGGGCAGCCGGCAGATGCCAATGTAAAAGTCGTACCACGCATCGTTGTCCACCTCATCGGTTCTGCCATCCCTCGGATGCGTCGGGAGAAATCCCTTTTCCATTCGGATGCGGTCAGCGACCTCTGCGAGGGCGTCCGTTGCCACAAGCATAAACTCTACGGTCGGAATGTAGCATGGATAGGTATCATACATCTCATCGCTGCCGAACATGACCTCGGCGTTCCCGTCAAGATGTATCGTTTCACGGATAAAGTTCTCAGTCAGTGTCATGTTTTTCATCCTCCTGCATCGGACACCAGCCGTCATACGGACAGTGACCGCAGTCCTTGTATTGGCATTTGCCGTTATGCTTGATGATCGAACTGATCCATATTGCGTGGATCAGGATAATGATCATCATGTAGGTAAGACATAAAATTGTCACAAGCATATTATTCCTCCGATTTATTTTTCAGTCGGCAGTAGCGGGTGCGGCAGCGTCCGTCACAGAACTGCTTCCGCCTGCCGTGTCTTGGCTGTTTCAGTTTTCTTCCGCAGAGGATACAGCGGTTGTTTTCTCTGCACCAGATATCGTGGTTGAGCATGACAAGATTGCCGTCCCCGGCAAGCCCGTGTGCTTTGCAGTAGAGCTGTACCAGATTCTCATTCAGATTCAGCATCTTGCCGATTATCCTGTATCCGATGCCCTGCATACGCATACTCAATATCTGCTCTTTCTGCGTTTCGGTCATATGCTGCAAGTCCTCCAAATAGCGTAACATCGTACCTTTTCGGTATCCACACGGGCTGCGCCAAGGTTACAAAGCAAAATGCGGTAAACTGCTAAAAATAAGATGTTTTCATCATGTTTTGCGTGAAAAACCGCCGTTTTTCATATTGTTTTGTAACGAAATGGCGCAGGGTGCGGATGAAAGGAGAAGATGCCGTCTGATGTAAGAAAAACCGCACAGATTCAGCGATTCCGAGTTATCGCTGCCGCTGTACGGTTTCATATTTTTGTATACAGTAGGGTCCCAAATGACCGGGGCCCTTGCAATTTTGCGAATTTTAACACGAGAGGGGCCGACGGTCTTGTGTTCGCTTTCACACAGAGAAGTGAACCCGCCCCGGCGGGCAACCCCAGCCCCCAGCCCCGCCCATAGGTACACCCCTGAGCCGAGTCTGAATCGCAGAGTAAGTTGGTGAGCCGCAGTCAGTACTTGTACTCAGGGGTGTGATCCTCGTTTCTGGTTTTGATGCTGTGGTGTCGGTGGCAGAGGCTCTGCCAGTTGCTCTGATCCCAGAAGAGAACATTGTCTCCTCGGTGCGGCATGATGTGATCCACATCGGTCGCCTTGACGTAGCGTCCTTGCTTCATGCACTCCACACACAGCGGATGCGTCTCAAGGTAACGCTTGCGGGCCTTGTTCCATGCGGTGCCATAGCCTCGACTGCCTGCGGAGCGTGTATCCTCCGGATGGAGAGAACGGTGCTTGCCGCAGTACTTCGCACCGTAGGGTACGAGCGCCGCACAGCTGGGGTGACGGCATGGTGTCTTTGGTCTGCTCGGCATTGTCTCTGCCTCCTTCCTGTGTTGATATTTGGTGAGGGACGGTCAGCCCCGCAAATGATGTGTTGTTCGGTCTGAGCAACGCCCCTCATATACTGTCGTGGGAGAGGGCATTTTGTGGGTATCCAATCAAAAAAAATTCAAAAAATTTATTATAGTTCCCACGGAAGGTTCTGTTTTCCGAAGTGTCCGTATGCGGAAACAGCGTTATAGTCCACATCGAGCAGATGCAGCCCTTCGATGATTCCCCTCGGCGTGAGGTCATAATTCTCACGAACATACTGGTTGATGAACTCCGTATCCTGATGCTCCGTGCCGAAGGTTTCCACATACACGGATACGGGTTCTGCCACGCCGATGGCATATGCGATCTGCACCTCTGCCATATCCGCATATCCGGCACTGACGATATCCCTTGCGATTTTTCTTGCTGCATATGCGCCGCTGCGGTCAACCTTAGACGGATCTTTGCCGGACATTGCACCGCCGCCGATATGCCCGATACCGCCATAGGTATCGCAGGCGAGCTTGCGTCCGGTAACGCCGCAGTCCGCAAAGGAACTGCCTATGACAAATCTGCCGGTCGGGTTGACGAGCTTTGCAAAGTCTGTATTCAGCCCGTATTCGGTTGCCGTTCTCACCATCAGCTTTTCGATGATGGGCTTGAAGTCCTCAACATCCACATCGTGTGTATGCTGCACCGAGCAGAGGAAGGTGGTAATGCGACCGCTGTCATAGTCATAGCTGACCTGTGCCTTTGCATCGGCTTTCAGCATACGGCAGGGGTAGGCTTTCAGCAGTTCCAGAAATCTGGTTGCAAGCACGAATGGAATCGGGAGCAGCTCCGGCGTTTCGTTGGTCGCATAGCCGTACATCATGCCCTGATCTCCTGCACCGCCAACATTCACACCGAGGGCAATGTCGTTGCTCTGGTGATCGACCAGAATCGCAATGTCCAGATCATCGGCTGTGAAATCCAGCTTGTAATCAAAACCTGCATCGGTACTCTCTGCTCCGCCGTTGTTGATACGGTCGAACACCTGCTGCACCAGAGCCTTGTAGTCCGGCTCATGGGTACTGGTCAGCTCACCGGCGATCACAAGACAGCGGTTCTTGAAAAGACACTCTATCGCAACACGACTGCTGCGGTCATGCTGAAGGCAGTCTGTCACGATGGCATCCGCGATGTGGTCACAGATCTTGTCGGGATGTCCTGCAGAAACCTGTTCTGAAGTAATAATTCTCATAATATTTTCCTCCTGATTATTTCATGTTGCTTTTGACCCTGCCACCCTCTGTCGCTTACACACCCTTTGTCAGTGTCAGAATCGGGCAATGTGCAATGGCTCAAATGATGTTTTTTCGCTATTCTTCTTATCTTTTCTTTCTTTATTATTTATTTGTAGCAAGATGTAGCAAGTAAAAACAGTAATATATATAAAGGAAAGTATATATAATAAACACCGAAAAAACTTGCTACAGCCTGCTACACGGGCGGCTGAGGACTGCAAAACATACGAATTTTCGCAGTTTTCAAGATGCAGTGAAGCATAAAATCTGTAGCAAGGCGTAGCGGATCAGCTGAATGCACCCTCATCCTCAGTCGCTGCATGATCCTGTTCACCGTTCTCATGTTTCAGGAATCGACAGCCCACAAGCATGGTCGTAGGTCCGCCGCTGCCGTCACTTGGACGCTTCCGAACGATAGGGAAGAAACGCTGGATGGCATTGTTGAAGTTGGTGCTGTTTTCCTTACGGTAGCCGTACTTATCGCACCACTGACCGTACAGACGGTAGACCGCTGAGGTACGCTCCTCGAAGGCTTCACCTTCCTCAAGCCATGCATCCACAAACTGACCGACACGGTCAGACTCCGCTTCGTACTCCTTGGTAGCGGTCGTTACAGCATCCGGATCTTCCAGACCTTCAGCACGGAATCGCTTGTATCCCTCATAGCACCAGTTAAAGATCGCAGAAAGGTTGGTTTCCTCAGCGAAAAACGACTTCAGGCCCTTGTCCTGTTCATGCTCTTCAAAGTGGCGCTTGAACGGGATGAGCTTCAGACGGCAGGAGTAAAACAGCGTCATATCCGACACGGACGGCTTGTAGTTGGTATTGATGAAGATCTTGAAATTCGGCTTGAAATCGAAGCTGTTTTCATGCAGAAAACGGGCATTCAGTGTATCATTACCCGTCATTCGCTTGACCAGTGCCGCGTTAAAGGTGATCTTCTTTTCAGGCTCGGAGATATTCACAAAGCGGATACCGGCAAGGCGGGCGATCTCTTCAGACGGTCCGGATGCATTAGTATTACCGAATTTGGTGGAGAGCATTTCAGGGTTCGAGGTCTTGCCGTAGTCACCAACGATTTGCAGAAAGGTCTCCATTGTGGTTCCTTTGCCGTTTCGGGAGGTCGCACCGTAGAGGATAAACAGGCATTCAAGCGATGTGTCACCGGTCAGCGCGTAGCCGAGTGCCTTCTGCAAATACTGAGCGAGGTCTGCATCGCTACACATGACCTCTGAAATAAACTGCTCCCATCTCGAACATGTTGCCTTCGGGTCATAGGTAATGCCGGACATCATTGTGAGGAAGTCCGCAGGATCATGCGGACGGAATTCACCTGTGGTAAGATTCAGCGTACCGTTCTGACAGTTGAACAGATCGGTATTGCGGTCAAAAACAGTGTGGGATACCGGGTAGACTGACTTTGCGTCCTCGATCATCGTGCGGCGATTTTTCCGCATCTGGAGCTTCTGCACACGCTTGATATAGCGGTTACGGGTGTCCTCATCGGTGATCTGCAAAGCGAATGTGTAGAGTCTGTCAGCGAGAATCTTCGCAAGCTCCGCCACAGCGAGAGCATTTTCGTCCGGCTGCCACACCTTCCCGTCAAAGACATACCAGATACCGCGCTCACGGTCGAAACGAGCGATTGGCTTATAGTAATCCGCGAATGCGTAACCGATACCGATCTCGTCACGCTGATATCGGGGATTGGTGTGTGGCTGCATCTGTTCCAGCGTCAGGGTAATGTGGGAGAAATCGGGCTCAAACATCAGCTGCTCTGTATCTGCCTCACCTTCGATATCCTCAAAATCATCCTCTGCGGAGGAGTCTGCGATCGGTGTATAGATCTCAGATGTCGATGCGATAGCGTTGCGGATGGTGATCTGACCGTAGGTCCTGTCACCGGTCATACGATCCCACTTGTCACGCATCAAGCCAGATGAACGGAAGATACGGTCGATCTGCTCCTCCACATTGCCGCACCAGAAACAGAGCATGGAGACAAAAGCCATGTCCGCATCGGACTGCGAATCGTAGCCTTCCTCCCAGTTGCCGGCATACAGTGCTTTGAACTTGTCGCCGGATTCAGATGCCGATGCGTGAGCGATAACACCGTCATCATCGAGATAGGACACAGGCTCGACAGTCTTGGAAGATACACGGGTGCTGCGCTTCATGAAGGTGTCGAGCAGACTGCGGAGCGCATCATCGTCACGCTCCACTGTGCCGGGGCGGAACATATCTCCTGTGACCGTCACAAAGCGGTTGGTCGTTCCTGGCAGATAGACCTCCAGACCGTGCTTGCGGTTGTTGATGTAGTACACAGTCTTATCGTAGGCAAAATCAGGGCTGAGTTTGAAGAAGCCGCGCAGTCCGGTGCCGGATGGAGAACGTTCAAAGTAGGCAGTGCTGAAGATACCGAGAATGGATGCTGCAACATCATTGAGACTGCCGTCCTCACGGATGCAGTGGTCGATGTCGATTGCACCGATGCCTTCGCTGACACGATAGCCGATACCGTCCCATCCGCCGATGGCATAGGATTTCATTGCTGTATTGAAGTCTGCAAAGGTAGACGGATCGTTGGTTCTCGCCATTGCACCGGTGCGAGGGTTATACGGTACTTTGGTCGGTCTGCCGGATCTCTTTTCCAGCTTCCAGACACAGAAAGAAGCGGTCTGCTTCAGAACATCTGGGATATTGACAAAATTCACAGGCATTTGGGATATCTCCTTTCAAGACTGAGCTGCGCAATAACAGCGGTTTCGATGCGGTTCATAGCTTCGTCATCGGAAATATGACCTGCATAATAGCGAAGTTCGTTCTTGCTGACAGTTGTCGCCGGAAACGCAAAACGCAAAAAAACGACACGCAAAACGCAAAAAATAGTAAAAAAATAGGCGAATAACCACCGGGAAGCTGTATTTTCAGCTCGGGTTATTCGCCTATTTCATTTATACGGATTGTAGTTTTTCGGCACTTCCGGCCGACCAAAACATTCCTGGCGCAGAGCAGTTGCTGCACCTCGTCGAAGTCGTCTGGCGTGATTATAACGGGTGTTTTAACGGGCTTTAAATGCCCGTTAAATACCCGGTAACCACAGTATACTGGATTGCGCAGAATCTTGCCTATAGAGTGGGACGTGAACGGCTTGCCAAGTTGCCCTGTGAATCCATGTGCGTTGCATAGCCGCGCCACATCAGAAAGATTTTGGACAATGAGATACATGTCAAAAATGTACCTTACAACTTCCGCTGCCACCGGATTCAATGCAAGCTCAGAGCCTTTTCCGAATTTGTACCCAAGCGGTGGAATTGCGGCGATCACCCCCTTTCGGAGCCGTTGCGGTTGTTATTTCCGGCGGTTTGTGATGATTGCAGCGATCAGCAGCACCAGGCTGATGCTGTCCAGAATGATAATGATCCAGTCCATCATAGCGCTTGACAATGGCAATGTGCATCGGTTATAATAGGAGGGAGGAGGATATCCTCCCTCTTAGATTAGGACAGTTTTTCGATGATCTCAAGGATCGTCTTGACTGTCACCAGAATCGCATTGATGATCAGCAACGTTTGCAAGACTTCTGATCGATCGGTGCGATTCTTTTTTGGGCGGCGCATTGGTTTGCGCTTGTGCTTCGCCATTGTCCTTACCTCCTTTCCATGTTCTAATTATAACACATGTACCAGTACATTTCAATAGAAATAACGCACAAAATTTACATCTTCATTTTGTACACTATGTACATGTACAAGTGTATAAATATGTGATAGAATTATTAAAGGAGGTGATCGCAGTGCCTATATCCGAATCAAGGAAACGAGCAAATGAAAAATATAATGCAAAGGCATATGACCAGGTGAAGATCATCGTGAAAAAAGGGGAACGCGAGAAAATCAAAGCCCATGCAGAATCCAAAGGAATGAGCCTGAATGGCTACATCAATGCCCTGATTGATGCCGATATGCAAAAAACCGCCTCGGAGGATTGACCCCCGGGGCGGTTCCCGTTTATTCGCCGACCAACGCCGCCACAGTTTTCTTCCCCGCCAGCCCATCCACGGCAAGTCTGTGCTCCTGCTGATAAGCCCGGATGGCAGCGATGGTCTTCACGCCTGCAATGCCGTCAATTTTGCCGCAATCGTAGCCTGCCGCATCCAGCATGTACTGGATCCACCGGACACCGTCACCCCGGCTGCCGTAACGGATCGTAGCATCCGGCGCAGCGTAGGGGCAGTCCTGCCTGGGCACGCCACAGTAGGCGTAGAACGAGGTTGCGCCGTTGATCCGCCGGATGCTGGGATAGCCCTTGACGGATTCATCCCCCCACCATTTTGCGGCGGCAGACCGGCTGTCGATGTGGGTGTAGCTGTGGTTTCCCCCACAGTTCAGCCCGATCCCGTTGATGCCCAGATCCTCTGCGGCGCATGCCACATACTTGCTCTCGATGGGCTTTCCGTCCTGCCCGTAGCAGCAGATATCCGCCGCCATACCCATGGTGTGCCGCCCGGCACCGGAGCCGCCCACAGTCCTGTCATGCCTGGTGCATCGGTAGCCGCTGGATACGATGATCTTGGAGCAGTTCAGTTTGGCATATAGCTGCTCCAGGAAGCCGATCAGCGTGCTGTCTACCCGGATTTTGCCGCAGCATTTGCACTTGAATTCTCCTGCCCGGAAATGGGAGGACAGCCTTTCATTGGCGTTTGAATAGGATTTAATCATGGTTTTCGCCCTCCTTCTTGCGACTCTGCGTTCCAAAATAAAATGCCAGAACGGTGGTGAATGCCGTCTGGAGCTGCTCTGCGGACAACCTGC